GTAAATGTTCTTAGAAGAAAGCTCAATACTCCATTAAGAATTGAATCTAAAGCAGTAATGCTCAAAAAGCAGCAACTTGCTTTGGATGACAGAAAATTCGCCACAATGAAAATAACCAGAAGGTTAGGCGAACAGTTAAGAAAATTAGAGGAAAAAGGTCTAAACGTAGATAAGGAAAAATTACAGTTATCTAATGCAGCCAGACATACAGCTAAAGGAAGATTAGAAACTGCAAGAGCCTCAAACAAGTTAGTTGCCGATGAAATAAAAGGACTACAAAAAGTAGTTTCGTTAAACAAACAGGCTGGTAGAACAGGATTTACTGCTGCCCAATACGGACCACAAATGGCTAATACCTATGGTGCTGGTCAGGCTGCTATGAATGTAGATACTAAATTTATACAACAGACAACTCGTTTAAAAATTGCACATGATTTAAATATGCTTGAGTTGAAGGGAGTAGATATTTCAAAATTAAGAACTAAATTAGGCAAACTTACAGACGCACAAAGAAAAAGGGAATTTGGATTAGTAAGAAGATTAAACAGGGAACTTACAAACGGCATCAAAAAAGAAAATAATAAATTAGCAATATTACGAGAACAGGAAAGAATAAATAGAAGAAGATCAAGAGCTATAGCTGCTGCTAATGCTCCTACCACAGGTGGAAGAGGTGGAGGCGGTGCTATCTTCCAGAGTGCACTGATAAGTGGTGGTTTTCCTTTATTATTCGGACAAGGACCAGTAACCGCTATCGGTGGTGCGTTAGGCGGTGGAATTGGTGCTGCTGTAGGCGGACAGATGGGTGGATTTGCAGGAGGTATTGTCGGTACAGCTATTATTCAGACTTTAACAAACATAACCAACGGCATAAATGAATTAGGTGGTGCGTTGGCCGATCCAGCTAATAACATTGATAAACTGACTGAATCGCTATCTAAATTCGATAAAAATATTCTTACCTCTGTCCAGATACTTCAGTCAGCAGGACTCACAGCATCGGCAGGACAGTTTGCAAGAGCCAGATTTGGTATGCAGTTTGGTGCTGGTGGTGCAAATAGTCTTGAAGAAATGAACAAGGCATTTAAAGAATTTGCCAGGGTAACAACTAGGTTGGGAACAGAACTTGCAATATTAGCATCAGGTCCGTTAACTGGATTTATGAAAATGCTCAATTTTGTACTAGGTGGAGGAGGTACAGCAGCAGAAGGGGAAAGTTTAGCAGACACTATAGATAGGACTATAAGGGAACGTGAAAATGCCATACAGAAAATAACCGACTTAGAGACTTCTTTACAGGAAAATTTAAAAAGAAGAAATGAGTTGAGAGCAAAGTTTGATACTAAAGAGGAACAAAGAGAACTTTCAGCAAGCGGAGAACTAGGAAAAGTACAACGTGAATTTGCAAGATTAGGCGGAGTAATACAAGCAGGACAGTTAGATTTAGGATTACTAAAAGATCAGGTAAAAAACTTTGATGCAACTATTAAGTTGGCTGAGTTGCAGCAAAGAATACTTAAAGAAACTGAGATGGATCTCAGAGCACAGATAGAACTTGAAAAAGTAAGATTAACGGGCTCTGAAAAAGAATTAATTACTTTGGAGCAAGAAGCCAAGATTAGAAAATTAAACTTTGCGATAGAAAAACAGATAGCTGAAGTAGAAGCTTTAAAAGAAAGTGGAAGTAAAGCAGAGTTAGAAAGAGCAGAACAAACTTTAACCAATCTAAGGCTACAGAAAGATTTAGAAGAACAGATAACACAAAATAGATTAAACGCTGCCGATCCAGTAATAAGTCGTATGAATGAACTGGATAAGAAAATGCGTGATTTAAACGATACGGCTCTTCAAACTGTAAATCTATCCAAAGCTATAGAGAGTTCATTCGCAGAATCATTTAAAGGAATAATAAGAGGAACAATGACAGTACAAGATGCGTTTAGGAATATGTTTAATCGAATAGCGGATCATTTCTTGGATATGGCTGCACAGATGGCTGCTGCACAACTATCAAGAGGATTTTTAGGGTTATTTGCTAGTGCTTTTGGCGGTGGAACAGGAGGAGGAGGTGTCAATTTAGATGAAATGAGTCAATACGCTAATACAGGTAGTACAGTAACAATGGCTGATTTTGGTGGTAATTATGCTAATGGTGGTAGACCTCCTGTTGGTAGAGCTTCGATTGTAGGAGAAAGAGGACCAGAACTTTTTGTTCCTGATAGAGCAGGTACTATAATTCCAAATCATGCTATGGGTGGTTCGACAAATATCGTGGTAAACGTAGATGCTTCTGGTTCTTCTGTTGAAGGAGATGAAGAACAGAGTAGAGAGCTTGGCCGTCTTATATCAGTTGCTATACAATCAGAATTAATTAAACAAAAACGACCAGGAGGTATGCTCGCATAATGGCTACGTTTCCTTCAATAAAACCTACTTACGGACAACAAAAAAGATCTGCTCCTTTAACTAGGACAGTTCGTTTTGCTGATGGGTTTGAACATAGAATATTAT